AATATAAGAAAGGTGACCATTATGGATGGCATCGTGATACTGCTATTCCATGGCGTGAAGATGGTAAAATAAGAAAGCTAAGTATTACCGTAAACCTTAATGATGATTATGAAGGTGGAGAAATGTATCTTGATACTGAAAAAGATTATTGGAAAAGAGATCCACAACAACTTGCTAAATTACAAACCGCTGGTTCAATATCAGTATTCCCATCAGATAGATGGCATAAGGTAAATAAAGTAACAAAAGGCACAAGATATAGTTTAGTTGTTTGGTTATTAGGAGATGCTTGGCGATGAAGATAGCTTTATTAAATGACACACATTGTGGTGTAAGGAATAGTTCACAGATATTCATAGACTTTCAAGAGAGGTTTTATGAGCAAGTGTTCTTTCCATTTTGTAAAGACAATGATATAAAACATATTATACATCTCGGTGATTATTATGACCATAGGAAATTTGTAAACTTTAAAGCTTTACATGCTAACCGCAGACATTTCCTTGAGCCTATGAAACAAGCTGGTATGACCATGGATATTATTCCAGGTAACCATGATGTATTCCATAAGAACACAAATGATCTCTGTTCACTAAAAGAACTATTAGGTTATTATACAAGCAATATCAATATCATTATGAAACCATCAACGTTAAACTATGATGGATGTGATGTACATTTAGTACCATGGATTAATCCAGAGAATTATGAAAGCTCTATGAATTTCTTAGCGAGTAATAAAGGTATTATGATGGGTCATTTAGAGTTACAAGGCTTTGAAATGATGAGAGGTATTAAACAGCCTATGGGTCATGGTATGGGTGTAGAACCATTTTCTCACTTTGACTTATGTTTATCAGGTCATTATCACGCTTCATCTCAACAGGCTAATATCAGATACCTAGGATGCCAAATGGAATTCACATGGGCAGATGCTGGTGATCAGAAATACTTCCATGTATTCGATACTGATACACAAACAATAGAAGCAATACCTAATCCGCTCACGTTATTTGAGAAAATATATTATGATGATACGGACACAGATTACACAAATTATGATATAAATACACTTACGGGCAAATTTGTTAAAGTAATTGTAGGGAATAAGTCTAACCCATTCATGTTTGACAAATTTATTGAACGAATATCAGAGCTAGATACACACGATTTAAAGATAGCTGAAAATTTCTCTGAGTTCTTAGGTGAGAATGTACTCACTAATATAGAAGATGTAGAAAATACAACAGACTTAATGGCAAGTTATATAGATGGTGTGAATACAGATCTTGACAAGGATAAGCTCAAGACACTGATGAACAGTCTCTATAATGATGCCATAGATATGGAGATACAATAATGAAAATGAAAAAAGTTTCTAAAAGTAGATGGACAGTACTAGCACTTGTGGTAGTAGGTCTTATAGTATTATTTAATGTAACCGGATGCTCTATGTTATCCGACCAAATGGAAAAAGCGAAAGGATTAGTTGGTGTAGGTAGTGACCCAGTTGTTATCGAAACTCCAACTTGTGATTTATCATGCGACGAAATAAGAGGATAGTATTAATATTAACCTTATTGCCAATACTGGCTTGGGCTGAACAAATATGGACAGACTTCAGCCCGAAGCCTGAGGTAGTAGAAATTGTAACTGATGACACAGCAAGTGTGTCTGAAGTTCTTACTGAAGTAAATGAAACAATAGTAGAAACAAAAACAGAAGATTTAGATAAAGAAAAGTATAGACAATACTTTGAAGACAAGTCTCTGGTGCTTATGGTATTAGGTGGAATAGAATATTGGCATATGAATTGTGGTGAGTTATCAGTACAAGGCAAATATTTTATGGCACTAGCAATTAAAAAACATGAAATAGATCCAGAGGAAATGCATATGGATATGAGTTTCCAAACTGGTTTATTTGCTGCGCAACTATATAATAGCTGTGATCACTTTTTACAACAAGTAAAAAGTATTGGATTGGATATGATGTTTGTTATCGATCCTAGTGTCTTACCTCAACCAGAAGCAATAAATAACATACAAAATTCAGAAGTATAAGTATGTACTTTAGTGTTTATTGTGTTATAATATACCCATGATATTATTCAAAGAACTCACATACAAAAACTTTCTCTCAACCGGTAACAACGCAATAAAAATAGATCTTAATAGATCTAGATCAACTCTTATTGTAGGTACTAATGGTACAGGTAAGTCCACCATATTAGATGCCATATCCTTTGCTTTATTTAATAAGCCTCATCGTAATGTCAAGAGAGGTGGCTTAGTTAATTCAGTGAATGGTAAAGGTTGTGAGGTTACTATAGAATTCGATACTGCTGGCCACTCTTGGAAAGTGTTACGTGGTATTAAACCAAATAAGTTTGAAGTCTATCAAAATGACAAGATGATAGATCAACAAACAAACGTAAGAGATTATCAAAAGTTCTTAGAGCAAAATATATTAAAGCTTAATCATAAATCATTCCATCAGATTGTGGTATTAGGATCATCTTCATTTATTCCATTCATGCAACTCAAGGCCTGGGATAGAAGAGATGTCATTGAAGATCTATTGGATATTAGTGTGTTCTCTAAGATGAAAGCTGCATTAAAGATACGTAATGCTCAAGCAAAAGAATGGGCAAAAAATTCATATACTGCATCAGTTAATCAAAAAGACAAAATAGAATATCAGAAGAAACACATAACACAATTAGAATCAATTAATGAAGAGGCAAAGAAATCATTTAATGAAGAGATAAAAGAAGCACAAGACAAGGTAGCTTCTCTAAAATCTGATTTAGATAAATATCCGGATGGCTTACGCGGTAGTCTCAATTCCTTGAGGAAAGTCAGAGAAGGGTTAACTACTGAGAAAGGTAGACACTCACATTCAATGAAAGAGCTTGTTGGCAAAGCAAAATTCTTTGAAGTAAACACTGCTTGCCCTACATGTACTCAAGAGATCAGTGAGAGTGTAAAGAATTCTATGCTAACGGATGTACGCACACAAGCCCAACAAACACAAAAAGACATAGAGTTAAATCAAACAAAGTATGATGAGACTATTAAAACATTAGAAGATGTGCAGATACAGATCTCAGAGATGGCAGATATAAACACAAACATATCAACCTACACAAGCAATATGACTGCTTTAGTGAATAAACAAGTAAAAGAAGTTGATATTGATACTCCAGCCAAAGAGCTCGTGGATATGACCTATGATCTTATTGATATACAAGATAACCTCACAGAAGCTCAGGATGAGATATTATACAACGATATTGCCGCTGAGATGCTCAAGGACACAGGTATTCGAACGAAAATTATCAGAGAATACTTACCTGCCATGAATGCCCTGATCAATAAATACCTCCAGACACTTGAGTTTTTTGTGGCATTTCACCTCAATGAGAACTTTGAAGAGACAATTAAGTCAAGGCATAGGGACGAATTTGTATATGCTAACTTCTCAGAAGGTGAGAAGATGCGTATTGATTTAAGTCTACTCTTTGCATGGAGACAAATAGCAAAGATGAAGAACTCTACAAACACCAATCTCCTCATCCTTGATGAGACATTCGATTCATCTCTTGATGATGAAGGTACAGACAATCTAATGAAGATCTTAAAGACATTAGAGAAAGGCACAAACACATTTATTATATCGCATAAGCCTGATGTGTTAGAAAGCAAGATGGAGCAGAAGATAGAGTTTATTAAGAGGAATAATTTATCTACTATACTATAAGAAACTTTCACAATATGGATTTGTTTCTAAAATAGTTACACGCGGCTGGTGTTTCATGTTATAATATACCTTGATTACTTAAAAAGGACTATATAAAATGACATTTAAACCAACATTCACACTACAAACATATAACTTAAACTCAACATTCGAAATTAAATTTAAAAATATATCTCGATTATTATCTTACCTATCACTAACTAATAAAAATCATCAACATCTTATATCCGACTCAATAACAAATCAAGTTTATTTCGTCTCATATAATCAATTAAAAACACAAAAATTTCAATCAAATCTAATACAAAATCTATTTAACCACACACAATTTTAAACTATCAACTACTCTATCGGACTACCGCACCCCGCAACATCAATCCAGATCAAACATTCTCTGGCACACCAACTCGCCGCATCTGGACCAGTAACTTTCCACACAAGCGGGTCAAAACAGTGTATAATGGTACCATAATCAATTAAAAAAGGACTTAAATTATGAATAAAGTGATCGAACAATTAATGACAAAATTTCCAAAAAAGACTGAATT